GATGTAGTGGTTAAATCTACCGTAGCTTGGCCTGTGCCATAGCCCGCACCTGAATTTGTTACCGTGACGGACGTTAGTCGATGTCGCCATTCATAATACACATCACTGTAGCTGGCATGAAGATAAGCCGTAAAGTTGAAGCCTAGGGTTGCTGGTGTAGTAACATTTCCATCGTCGATATTAACACCATACTCGACCGTATATTCCTTCTCGTATCCCCCTTGTGTTACAAATAATAATGCTTCGTTGACTAACTCTGGTGTCTTTTGCGTTTTAGCTATTACAGGATGATTAGTGTTTAATAACAGTGTGGTGTCAGCCACGGTAAGCGCTTTTAGATTTTCTCTAGCACCAGCTTCGTAAAGGTAAGTACCCGTGGCGGGCGTGTATCCACCTGTAGAGCCGTTAATACTAGCTTCAGCGCCCGTAAGCATGTTCCAAGCTTGAAGTTTCGTCCCATTGTGAATAACCACATACTTCTCAGAGTCACTCCGATTGATAAAGTGAACAAAACTGTCCTCATCAATAGCAGTCGTCATTAACCTGCCAATGTGTCTAGTGTTAGGGCGTTTCTTTAGTCCCTCCGCAACAGAGCTAAGAGCATTTTCCTGCTCCTCACACTGACCAGCAAAACGAGTTGCATCAGGCTGTTGAGAGACACCTTGGATAAGGTTGGGAACCGACGTATTAATTAGGGGCATTTGTTAGTACATTTTCTTATTAGAACCAATTCGTGGAAACTTTTTTCCAGATGGGGAAGGACGCCCACCAATCCGTAATGCAGTCCTTAAAGCTCCTTTTTCTTTTTCGGAGCGTGCGGATGCGCCAAGGTATTTGTTTTTTGCTTTTCGCTTTTTTCGCTCCTCCATTATTATGGATGTTTGTTTGTCCAAGGCTTCACTACGTTTTTTTACGTTTTTTGAAACTTGCTTTCGCAGGAGGAGGTCTCGTATTGTGGGGGTATATTTCTTTTTACTCATGTAAGGTCGTAGTTGCGGTTGATACCAATTCTGGATGCTACATCGTAGCTGTCAAATATGGAGTAATTAGCGTCGTCGAACTCACGGTCTTTAAAGTAAGCCCGTAGCTCTGCTTCCATCTTAGGAAGACGCTGGATGTCTACACCACTTTGTGGATATAGCTCGGTCAATAGGATGGCCACACGAACACTGAGATACTCACGGTATTTCTGTGGGGTATCCACGAGTGACTTAGGGACTATAGCGTCGTCCTCATCAATGTTGAAATACCACCCACGGCCTTGTAGCTCTGTGTCGGTGTCACGCAGTAAGCGAACAGTCTCAGAAGCTAACGAGTTGTCGTTCAATGCCGCCACAGGAGGTTCACCAATAAAGCGCATTATCTTGTTCACCTCAGATAGCTCTGTGGCATCTGTGCCTGTCTCTGTGGCTGTCGCTGTGCGTAACTTAGTGGCGTCCTTAATCAGCTCTACCTTCTTGTAAGCAGGAGTCTGCTGGAACGTGGACTCTTGAACACCCATGATACGCATTTCAGCAGCGTAGTCTCGGTAGGTGTCTTGAGTGCCAGCTACAACACCGTCATAGAATGCTTTTTCGGCTGTTGCTTCGATAGCAGTCTGGGCGTCTAGTTGGGTCTTTTGAGAGGCTACGAGTGCGCTCTGGTTTCCTTTCAGAGCAGTGTCAGCAGCGACATCTAATGCCTGTGCTTCCACTAGGTCTTCCTGCTCACCGAGGAGGGAAGTCTCCGCAGCAACCTTTAGCGCATTTTGGACTTCAGTAGCGGCTTGATTAGTAACAAGAGTATCTTGTGTCTCAAGCAGGTCTACCTCTTCCTGCACCTTGGCAACTTGCTCGGCTTCGGTGAGGATTTGCTTTTGAATAAGAGCTTCTTGGGCATCAATTAACTCAGCTTCACGGGTGCGCTTAGATGTTTCTTCAAGCTCTGTGAGTGCTTGTTGTGACCTCAGGACTGTCTCGGTCTGAACCTGTGACTTCTGAGCGTCTACTAGGTCTTTCTCGGACGCTAGTTTCTCAGCTTGTTTAAGCTCTGTCTTGAGCCTTAGTGATAGTAGCTTCTCCTCAGCGGATTGTTGGAGGAACAAAACCTCCTCAATACCGAGTGCCTTTAGCTCCGCAGGGAACGAATTGAAGCTAGTAGAGCCTCCTCCGTTACGAACGTGTGCTTGTGTAAGAATAGCGAGGCTTACCTGCTCCTCTTGAAAGGAGAACTTCAGGAGTTCCTCAGAGCCTACAAAGCGTGACTGAAGGACACGAGCGGCACGTATAGAGATGTAACGACGAGCTTCCTCTGGGAGACTTGTGTTGAAGTCTTCGCTAGCTCCACTACCACTGTTGGCGTAGAGCGATATGCTACTTCCAGAAGTGTTAAACCACCACCCCTTGCTTTGGACATCACGACTGACTTCCTCAATGATTTGTTTACTGAGGACGACGTTTGTCGAGGTGTTGTTAGGTGCATCTACGGGTGTTTCACCGATGCAACTCAATCCGATGTTTATGGCATCCTTGAGGGAAGTGTAGGTAGTATTTACGTCTGTCATTTTTTATGCGCTAGCTAATTGAGTTATGGTTCCTGATGAACCTCTAAAGTAAAGTGCTCCGTTGTGGACGTAGATAACGCCTCCACCAGAGGGAGTTGAGGGTGCGCTGGAGTTGGATATTTTGATGGTCCCGTCGGCTTGGATACGCATACGCTCTGCGCCGTTTGTTTGGAACTTCATATAGTTACCACCATGGTCATACTGAACATAACCAATATATTCGCCTGTACCACTAGTTGTGTCACTAAAGAAAAGACTTCCAACACTGCTTGAACCAGACCGTAAAGTAATTCCGCAGTGACCAGAATCTGCTATTGTTAGATTATCTGCGGTTGACTGACCCTCAGTGGTTGTGCCAAGAAGTAACCGACCTGAGCTATCAATCGTAACAGTCCCGCCAGTTGACTCTAGGTAAGCTCTATCGAGTTTAGCAGGTGTAATAGAACCATCTGCTGGAGTTAAGTTCACATCGCTTCCGAGCTTAGCGGCTGTGACTGCTCCGTCGGCTATCTTAGGTGTAGTGACTGCACTGTTAAGGATTTTAGTCTCCGTAACTTGTCCGTCTGCAAGAGTATTGGTGATACCATTCTCTGTAATCAATTCGTTGATAACCGCCTCTTGGACGTCTTCCATGTCATCTTTAATAGCCATAAATCATTGGGGTTAAATTTAAAAAGAGCCCCCAAAGGGATTAACCAATGGGGGCTCAGAATTAAGCGATTAGCGTACTTCTACAGCACACTCAGGACGCAAGACGCCGTGGCCCATTGCATACTTTGCAACGAACAACGTACCTTGACGTTCGATTTGGTACTCGGACTCTGTAGCGAGGTCGAGGAGCTTAACAGTACCGATAGCTTCACGCGTACCAGCGAGGATACGAGTAGCAGATAGGTCACCGTTGTAGCCAGCACCGTTAGCACCGAATACGTCATTCTTGACAGCCGAGCTACCGTCACCAGTAGTGTCAGCAGAACCGTCAACAGCGACAGTGCTGAGGTGGTTACTCTTGACGAGGTTGATACCTGCGACTTGAGCAATCTTACCAGTTGCGATGTTACCAACACCACCAGCATCACGGTTAGCAGCGAGAGAAATCGCGCTGTTGTCCGCAGTGATGAGAGTGTAGTAGTCAGCAGGGCTCAGAAGAGCAAAGCGACCGTCATCGGTTACATCCTTACCATCGAGAGTCTCAGCGATGCCATAGAGGGCGTCGATAAGCTCAGCGGCAGTAGCGTTAGCACCCGCAAAGAGCGAGGAGCCAGAGCCAAGAACCGAACCAGCTTGACCGCCAGAGATGGTCGCAGAGTCGCGAGCAGCAGCGGCAAGGGTCTTCATGGTTGCGAGGTCGAAGCGTTTCGCAAGGGCTTTACCAAGCTCCTTAGCGTAGATGCTACGGACGTCGTAGTGGTTCTTCAGTTCATCAATGTTGGCGATGAACGTGGATGAGATGAGAACATCATCAATAGAGATGACACGCTCAGCATGTTTGATTGCAGACAGGTAGCCATTACCAGCGTCAGCGATATTCTCGCCAGCGGTGTGGTAGGCTGCAGTTGCGATTCCTGTTGCTGGGAATTGTGCAGATTTGCCGCTCTGAATAGTGCGCACCATGTGCAAATCCTTCATCACGTTTTCTTCTTCAAACGTAGTTAGGATTTCACCAGAGAACACCTTCAGGAACAACGCATTTGAATCACCAGCAGCGTTTACTTGTCCCAAACGGGACGGACTTGTGTTGCCATTAGCCATAGTTTTGTTTCCTTAGTTTTGGATTATTATTTGGGGGTTAGGTGTCCGTGGGCTTGGTTTGCTAGTCTAAGATTATCCTCCTCAAAGGGTCTTACGCTACTTCTTGCTTAGGGACGGAAAGTTACTTCTTTTTTGGAAAGCCCTTCTTCATATTAGAATAGGCTTTATCGCTCACTGTAGATTTCTTTTTACTACGTGAGATGCCGAGTTTACGGCGACGATTAATGTTTTTGTATAGACTCATATCAGCATTTCCATTTACGAAGGGCGAGAGCTTTACGAGTGGGACGTCCTTTGGAGTCCTTCATTGGACCCTTGACTCCACTCATCCTTGCACAGAAGGAACGCTTTCTTGCGCCGCCTTCGGGCTGGGGAGCTTTTAGGTTAGAACCAGTCTTACTATTGTAGTAGTCTCTGCCTTTCTTGGAGAGACCTCCACTCGTAGACTTATGTTCTTTCCGTAGGCTTACGCCTTTTCTCTTTGCCATTTATGTAATTATTTATGATTGGGGTTGCCCTACTTCTGTAGGTATTAAGGTTAAATTGTTTCTTGTCGTTGATGGGGTTCTCTACGCGCTTCCACGCACCACCTCCTCCGTTCCAGATGAACAGCAGGTGGTCAGCCGTAGGTGTAACACCAGAGGCTTTAATGTGCTTTGCGTAGTGCTT